GGAAAGGATGGGGAGGGAGTCCTCTTAGAAATTCATCCTATATCTATATCACAAAAAAGAATAAGTCTATAGCCTGTTCTGATTGGCTATAAACTTATTATACGAGGAGGAAAAGAGGAAGTATTTCTTCAAGTTCAATGTGGACGGACTTCTGCGTGGTGACTACCAGAGCAGGATGAACGGCTATGCCACGGCAAGGCAGAACGGCTGGATGTCTGCAAATGATATCCGTGAGCTGGAGAATCTGGACAGGATACCGTCGGAACAGGGCGGCGATCTGTACCTGATCAATGGAAATATGGCGAAGCTGGAGGATGCCGGGATATTTGCGGCGGACGGCGGTGCTGATGAAACGGAGAGCGCAGGCGGTGTGCCCGGACAGGAAGGTGAACCGGAGCAACTGGTGAGAAGACGAAGACGGGAAGGAGGATAAACGTCTTATGAAGAAGTTTTGGAACTGGAAGAGCAGAAAGATCAGAGATCAGGCTTCAGGTGAAGAGGTAACTGAGAGGGTGCTTTTCCTGAATGGAACGATAGCGGAAGAGAGCTGGTTTGATGATGATGTCACACCGGCTCTTTTTAGAGATGAACTGAATGCAGGGCAGGGGAATATCACGGTCTGGATCAACAGTCCGGGCGGCGACTGTGTGGCTGCGGCTCAGATCTACAACATGCTGATGGACTATAAGGGCGATGTCACAGTGAAGATCGACGGCATTGCGGCATCGGCGGCAAGCGTGATCGCGATGGCAGGGACGAAAGTTCTGATGAGCCCGGTGTCCATGATGATGATCCATAATCCGGCGACTATTGCTTTTGGCGATACGGCGGAGATGCAAAAAGCGATCAACATGCTGGCTGAGGTGAAGGAATCCATCATGAATGCTTATGAGATCAAGACCGGCATGAGCAGGACGAGGATTTCACATCTGATGGATGCGGAGACCTGGATGGATGCACGCAAGGCGGTGGAACTGGGGTTCGCGGATGATGTGCTGCAGAGGGCAGATTCATCTGAAAGTGAAGATCCGGAAGTATCGATGCTCTATTCCAGGGCGGCGGTGGCTAATTCGCTGATGGATAAGATTTCTGCGAAGTGCAGGATCAAGGCTCCAGGCGGTGGTGGTCTGGAAGACGGCTGCACCGGTGCAGCTGAGGTAACTGAAAACAATTCTGGTGACGGGCGTTCCGCTGATGAGATCAGGGAGCGCTTAAATTTTATCAAGAAATTCATTTAATGGAGGGTATGACCTATGACTATCAATGAAATGATTCAGAAGAGAGCGAAGGTGTGGGAGACCGCGAAGAACTTTGTGGATACCCACGAGAATGAGAACGGTATTCTGTCTGCGGAGGATAACGCGACTTACAGCCGAATGGAGCAGGAGATTGAAGACCTTACTGCGGCTATCGACAGAGAGCAGAGGGCGGAAGCGCGTGAAGCTGAGCTTAGCAGGGCAGTGAATCAGCCTCTGACCGGAAGACCGGTTCAGAAGGTTGAGGAAAAGACCGACAGGGCATCCAATGCCTACAGGGAGGATTTCGGAGCGCATCTGCGCGGCAGGAGACTTGTCCACAACGTGCTTTTCGAGGGCGTGCAGGCAGACGGCGGTTATCTTGTGCCGGAAGAGTTCGAGCGTCATATCGTGACCGGTCTGGATGAGGCGAACGTGGTGCGTTCCCTTGCAAAGGTGATCACCACCAGTGCTGAGAGAAAGATCCCGGTTGCGGCTGCTCATTCTGCTGCCCAGTGGACGGCTGAGAACGCGGCTTATACCGAGAGCAATCCGACCTTCGACCAGAAGACCATTGATGTTTTCAAGCTGACTGACCTTGTGAAGGTTTCCATCGAGCTTTTACAGGATTCTGCATTTGACCTTGAATCCTATATCGCCGGTGAGTTCGCAAGGGCTTTCGGTATTGCGGAAGAGCAGGCTTTTTGTGTGGGTACCGGTACCAACCAGCCTGCAGGTATCTTTACCGCAAACGGCGGTACTGTTGGTGTGAATGCGGCTGCGGCGGCTGCAATTACGGCGGATGACCTGAAGAAGGATGTCCAGAAGGCAGGAAAGATCGTAAAGCAACAGATTGAAAGCACAGCTCCAAAGAAGACCGGAAGGTACGCGAAAAGCTGGGCGGTGAAGAAAACGCGGGAAACATCGGATTCCATCCAGGTGGTGGTGCATTCCAAGCGGTATCAGCTGACGCATCTTTTGGAGTTTGGTCATGCGAAGCGGGGTGGCGGAAGGACAAGGGCTTTTGCACATATCGCACCTGCAGAACAGGCAGGCATTGAGCAGCTGACAAAGGATATCGAGTGTGACCTGCAGAAAGGCGGTTAGCATGACACATGAAGAGGTGATGCAGATGCTGGCGGAGACGGGGATTCCTTTTGCGTATGATCATTTCGCAGAGGGGGAGAGTCCTGATCCGCCGTTCATCTGCTTTTTATTTTCGGGTTCGGAGAATTTTTCGGCGGACAATGTTGTGTACGCTGAATTTTCCAACCTGAGTATCGAACTTTATACCGATGAGAAGGATCCGGAGCTGGAGGACAGGTTGGAGGCAGTGCTGAATGACCATGAATTGTTCTGGAACAAATCAGAGGTATGGATTGAATCTGAAAAACTATATGAAGTGCTGTACACAATGAACGTATAGCGGAAAGAGAGGTTTATTATGCCGAGTACAACAAACAAGGTGAAGTTCGGCCTTAAGAACTGCCATTACGCAAAGGCGACACTTGATCCGGATACCAATACCGTGACCTTTGATACGCCTGTAGCGATTCCCGGAGCTGTCAATCTTTCAATGGATCCGGAGGGTGACAACGAGCCGTTCTATGCGGATGACATGGTTTATTACATGACTTCTGCGAATAATGGTTATTCCGGTGATCTGGAAATCGCATTGCTTCCGGACAGCTTCCGTAAGGATATCCTGAAGGAGACAGAGGATGCAAACGGTGTTCTGGTAGAGGATGCAACGGTGGAAACGGAGCGTTTTGCCCTGCTTTTCGAGTTCTCCGGGGACAAGAAAAAGATAAGGCATTGCCTGTATTACTGCAGTGCGGCACGTTCTACTATCGAGGGCAAGACAACAGAGGATTCCAAGGAAGTCCAGACGGAATCCTTGGAGATCACGGCTTCCCCGCTTCCGAGCGGCGTTGTGAAGGTGAAGACCGGAGCGGATACCAAGGATGAGGTTTATAACGGCTGCTATCAGAACGTGTATGAGTCTCCTGGGTCGGAGAGCAGCGAGGAAGGACAGGGTTAAGGTTTGGGGCATGGGCTAAAGCGGAGTGCTTCGCATTCCGCTATGCTCAGCCCATTTCTATGATTGGAGGAAAGTGAAATGGCACTTACAAAGACAGTGAACATTGATGGCAAAGAGGTGACGTTCCGTGCATCGGCTGCCATTCCGAGAATATACAGAAACAGGTTCCACAGGGACATTTATAAGGATCTGAGTGATCTGCAGAAGAGTATTGACCAGAGTGATCCGGAGGCTTCGGCATTGGATACTTTTTCGTTGGAGCTGTTTGAGGATATCAGCTACATCATGGCGAAGCATGCAGATCCGGCAGGGGTTCCCGATACGCCGGATGAATGGCTTGACCAGTTCGGGACATTTTCCATCTATCAGGTGCTTCCGGAGATCATTGAACTCTGGGGGCTCAATGTCCAGACACAGGTGGAGAGTAAAAAAAACTTCGACCGACTGACCGGGAAATGACAACGCCGCTCCTGCTCCTGAGATGTGTGCAATTAGGCATTCATATTAGTGAGCTGGAGCTGCTGACGATAGGAACCGTGCTGGATATGTACACGGAGATTCAGAGGGATGACGAGCCTCATGATCAGCTGGCAAGTCAGGATGATTTCGATCGATTTTGAAAATACTATTGACAAAATCGACACAAGTGTCTAAAATCAACACGAGTGTCGAAAAGGAGAAAGCCAATGGCAACTAAAGGAGAAAAAACGAGAGAATCTATTCTTGATGCCTCGTATGCACTTTTTGCAAAAAAAGGCTTTAAGCAAGTGACGATGAAAGATGTTTGTGGAGTCACAGGTATGAGCCGGGGCGGTTTGTATAGTCATTTTTCCAGCACAAGGCAGCTGTTTGAGGCATTGATTGAAAAGATTACAGAAAATAGTGTAATGGATTTTCAAGGGGAAATCGAAAA